TTATAATTTAATGGATGTATATTGCCATCCATTTACAAGTGGAGGTCAGGAAATCCCTGTCACGGAAGCCAAGCTGACTGAATTAATTACTCTCGTTACTAATTATTCGTGTGGAGAAGATTTTTGCACAGAAGAAAGCGGAGGTATGCCTTTAACTTGGAAACCTTATTATGAACCTGGTACTAACTTTATAAAAGCAACTACATTACCAGAATCTATTGCGGAAAAAATTGAAAAAGTCTATAAGATGTCGTCCTCCAAAAGAAAAGAAATGGGCGCAAAAGCTAGACGATTTGTTTTAGATAATCTTTCTGCGGAAGTTATAGGCAAGAAACTAGAACAGATTATTGATAATGCCCCAGATATAGAATGGAATTATGATTCAGATTTCAAACAAAGAAATCCAAATTATCAACCACCAGAGATAGAGTCTGATATTGAATGGCTTATTGACGTTTATAAAAATGTTTTGCTAATGACAGTGGATGCAAATGATGATGGATTAAAGGGTTGGCTGTCTCATTTGCGTGGAGGAAGAAAAAAAGAAGAGATTTTAGAATACTTTAAAAAGGTAGCAATAAAAGAAAATAACGAAAATGCTAAAGTAGAATTTTCTGATTTACTTGACAAGGACGATAAGGGTAGAAGAATATTATTCGTAATGCCTCAGAGCGCAGGAGATGTTTTCATGTCAACCTCTCTTTTACCATCAATTAAAAAACTATATCCAGACTACAATATTTATTTTGCCACCAAACAAGAGTATTTGGATATTCTTGATTGCAATCCATTCATTCATAAAAAACTTATTTTTAATTCTTTTATGGAAAATCTTTTGACAATGGAGGGACATGCAAATGGAGATGGTTATTTCGATATTGCATTTTTGCCGTATATAGGTACGCAAAAGGTGTTTGATTATCAACATAACGGCAAAGATAAATTACAATTTAATACCAAGAATTAATATGCATCTACTTGATCGCTACGCATTATCATGTGGAGTTAAAATTGATACGCCGTTTATTTTAGAGCATTATTATCCAATAACTCTAGACAAATACATTGCGTTTCAAACCAGCGGCAAAGGCAATTCTAGACAATACGATTATTGGGGGAAAGTATTTTCTTTTATTAAGGAATACGCCCCAGAATATAAAATAGTTCATGTCGGCGTAACTTCTGACCAATCGGTTACAGGCATAGATCTTGATTTGAGAGGAAAGACAAACATAAAGCAATTGGCTTATATTATTAAAAATTCCTCTCTTTATCTTGGAATTGATAGCCTTTCTACTCATTTAGCTGGCTATTACGATAAAAAAATTGTGGCCTTGTATTCTTATTGTTATGCTCAAAATTGCGCGCCTGTTTGGGGCAAAGAAGAAAACAAATCTTTAATAGAAGTTGATTGGGCAAAATACGGCAAGCCATCTTTTTCTCTAAAAGAAGACAAGAAAAAAATAAATACAATTATGCCAGAAGTTATTGCTAAGTCTGCATTAGATAAACTTGGAATTCCAAACCAGTTAGATAAAGTTAAAACTTTACATATTGGCAAGAGTTATCATACTCCTGTTATTGAACTTATTCCAAACGGTGGGCCTTTACCAGCAATTATTAAAGATAAAATTTGCAATGTAAGAATGGATTTGTTCTTCAATGAAAAAATTCTTTCTGGTTTAGCTACTGTTTGCAGTTTAAATATTATCACTGACCAAGAAATATCTCTTGAGATTTTAAATAAAATTAAATCGAAGATTGCCGCTTTGACGGTTATCGCCTCAGATAAAATCTCAATTAAGTATCTTGAAGAAGCAAAAACTCTTGGAATTAAAATAATTTTAATTGCTGATGATAACAATGAATGGGGAAGATTAGCAGAAAAATTCTTTGACTTTAGTCTTGACAAAGAAGATAAATTTGGTAAAAAGGATATAGAAAACTCAGATCAGATAAATGAACAATGCGTCTTTTCCTCCGAAAAGATTATTGTTTCGGATGGAAAAGTCTACGCCTCGAAATTATCATGGAAAAGCGATCAGCCAAAGCTTGACAGATATTCAAAAGTAGTAGATGATCCAGACTTCTGGGAAGAGGCAGAACACTTCTATATTCTTAAAGATGAGCGAAACAACAAAAACTATCAGACCAACAGTTCGTGATGAGCGCGGACTTCTCAACGGAGTAAATTACATCTTCAATAAAGATGGCACTATCAATTGGCGCGCAATGGTCAATCCAGCGCATCTTTACCCAAATAAGGATTGGTTTAATCGCAGAAACCAAGCTATCCCAGAGACAGCAGATGGACTGCGCGACGAACAGCTTTTGATCAAGTTAGGCGGCATCAAGGAAGTCGCAAAGCTCCGTGGATACTCCCGTGTTCACTTTCAATTTCCAAAACTTGAAAGAGATTATGTTGTCGCTACATGTACAATTGATTGGATCAGCAGTTTTGAAACAAATGTCAATTCAGTTGAAGATGAATGGAATGCTATTTCGTCTATGGATGTCGCAAATGCGACTTCTGAAAATACAGATGGCTTTGGCCAAAAGTTTCTTGAGACTATTGCGGCCAATCGTGCATTTGTTCGCACAGTAAGAAATTATCTTGGCATCCATATCGTAGGCGAGGATGAAATCGCTAAGGGTAATGGTGCAAAGGCTGCTGCTTCGGCGGTAGATGGATCTGCCGACGTTTCTCCGCAAGGTATTCTTTCCAAGAAGTTTGCAGAAAACATTGGAGGTGAATTTTCTGATTTCAAGGTTTGGCTTCGTGAACTTTGGAAGTCTGAGTCTTATCGAAATGAAGAAGCTGCTAATTGGAAGGTTTGGTCTGACATTCCAGCCAAGGAAGCTCGCGCCCTGTTAAAGTTTATCAAGTAATGGTTAAAAGAATCTTAGATATCAAAGAACTCCGCTCCATCTTAACCGAGATGGAGCAGGGTGATTTGCTTAAAAAAGTTTTAAGCAAGCAGCGTCATATTGCTGGCGATTGGAATATCGATCATCTAAAAGATCAGATTTATCAGATTCTTCTCTCTTTTAAAGAGAATGCTGTCATCTTTGTTTATTTTCAAAATGACAAGCCAGTTTCTATTTTTGTTGGTATTGTTACCCAAGATTGGGCTTGCGGCAAGATGGGGCTAAATGAAATTATTTGGGTTTCAACTACCAAATCTGGAATAGGCGGTTTTAAAGTTATCGAAGCCGTTGAGCAACATATTGTGGCAAAAGGTATTGACTTTTTGTCGTGCCAATATATGTCTAACGGCGGTGATCCAAGAATCCAAATGTTTTATATGAACAGCGGATTTAATTTGGATACACTAACTTTTGTTAAGCGATACAAATAATTCTAGCGCCAAATTTTCTTTTTGGGCTAATGATGGTTTTCATGTAAAATCATTTACCACTTTTTACTTTTTATGAAAAAACTAATGACAGTAAAGAAGAGAAGCGGAGAAATTGAGAAGTTCGACGCTGATAAGATCAATAAAGTTTTAGAATGGGCTTGCACTGGCATTCACGACACCTCTTTCGAGGAAGTCGCGATGAACGCGAACCTTTCTTTCTTTGACGGAATATCTTCCAAAGATATCCACAATACATTGATTGAGGCTGCGGCTGGATTGATTTCTGAAGAAAAGCCTCAGTATCAATATGTTGCTTCTCGTCTTTTAAATTATCAGTTGCGTAAAGAAGTTTGGGGTGGCAAGAATGCCCCAAAACTTATTGATTTCGTAAAAGATAATATTAAAAATAAAGTTTACGATCCTGCTATTCTTGAGTGGTATGATGAGCGTGAGTTTCATAAGTTTGATGAGTGCCTTCGTCATGATCGTGATTTTAATTTCACATACGCTGGCATTAAGCAGCTTTGTGAGAAATATCTAGTTCAGAACAGAACTACTAAGAAGCTCTATGAAACCCCGCAATTTGCTTATATGCTGATTGCAATGACCTTGTTTAAGGATTACAAGGGAGAGCGTACTAATTATATCAAGAAGGCTTATAATTACTTTAGCCAACACAAGATTAACTTGCCAACTCCTATTATGGCGGGAGTCAGAACTACTCTAAAGTCTTATGCTTCTTGCGCTTTGTTTACTGTAGACGATTCTCTTGACTCTATCTTTGCGAACAACAGCGCTATTGGATTTGCTACCGCAAATCGTTATGGTATCGGTATTAACGCAAGTCGTCTTCGCGCTGTCAATGCGCCTGTTAAGGGCGGTATGGTTAGCCATACTGGGCCAGTTCCATTCCTCAAAATGTTTGAGTCTACCGTAAAGTCTTGCCATCAAAATGGAATTCGCGGTGGATCGGCAACAGTAAATGTAGCTTGGTTTCATCATGATATTGAAGATATTCTTGTATTAAAAAATAATGCTGGCACAGATGACAACCGAGTTCGTAAACTAGACTATTGCATTGGATTTGATCGCACATTCTATGATCGCCTGATCAAGAACGAAAGCATCACTCTGTTCTCTTATCATGAAGTTCCAGAGCTTTGGAACAGCTTTGGTATGCCAGAGTTCAAGGAGCTTTATGAAGCGGCAGAAAAGAACAAGAGCCTTAAATTTAAAAAGACAATTAATGCGCGTGATCTTTTCTTTTTGTTCTCTAAAGAGCGTGTAGAAACTGGTCGCATTTATTTGATGAATGTTGACCATGCAAACTCGCATGGTTCTTGGAACGCTCAAGTTGACACTAGCAATCTCTGTCTTGAAGTTAATCATCCGCTCAAGCCTATCAAGGACTTGAATGATCCCAATGGAGAAATCGGCGTTTGCATCTTATCTGCCGTTAATCTTCTTGAGGTTGTAAAGGACGAGATGGAGCCTGTATGCGAAATTATTGTTCGTATGCTTGATGCTTTGATTGATCATCAAAACTATTTCGTTCCTGCTGCTGCAAATTTTGCAAAAAATCGCCGCAGCCTTGGAGTTGGCGTGACTAATCTTGCTGGCTATCTTGCTAATATTGGCGTCAAGTATACCGACAAGAATGCCGCCAACAAAGCCGCCGCTATCATGGAGCTTGTGAGCTATAATCTCATCAAGGCTTCGGTTAAGATGGCGCAAGAAAAGGGTCCATGCGCTTTGTTCTCTGAAACGAAGTTCTCAAAAGGTATTCTGCCAATCGATACTTATTGCAAGAATATTGATGAATTTGTCACTGAGAAACTGCACTGTGATTGGGAAGAACTTAGAAAGCAAATCAAAGCTCATGGTATGCGTCACAGCACCTTGACTGCTTTGATGCCTGTCGAATCTAGTTCCGTTATCCAATCGTCAACCAATGGCATTGAGCCTCCTCGCTCATTGATTTCTTATAAGCGTTCAAAGGCTGGTGTTATTCCTGTCGTTGTCCCTCATATTAAAAACAACAAGGACAACTATACCCTTGCGTTTGAAATGCCTAATAATCAAGGTTATCTGAAGGTAGTTGCTGCTCTCCAAAAGTTTGTTGACATGAGCATCTCAACTAATCTTTATTATAACGCTACTCGTTATCCAAATAAAATTCCAAGCCAAGGAGAACTTGTTGGGGACTTAATGTTAGCTTATAAGTATGGAATTAAAAATCTTTACTACACAAATACGTTTGACGGCGACACGCAGACCGCATTGCATACGAAGCAAGAAGTAAAACAGGAAACAAAAACTGAAGAACCGCAAGATGACACCCAAGGCTGCGCGGGTGGAGCTTGCACACTATAAAAATGAAAACCGTACTAAACACTGTAAACGTAGACTCACTTAAACAACCGCTCTTCCTTGGCGAAGACTTGGCGATCCAAAGATATGATCGTTTAAAGTATCCCAAGTTCTACGATCTCTACGATCAGCAGATTAATTTCTTTTGGCGACCACAGGAAGTCAATCTCACCAAGGATGCGGCTGATTATAAGAATCTCTCTCCAGAAGAGAAGTTCGTGTTCGATAGCAATCTTCGTTTTCAAACAATGACAGATTCGATGCTGTCCCGTAGTATTAATTCTCTTTCTGATTATGTCAGTAATCCAGAACTTGAGATCTGCATGAATGTTTGGTCATTCTTTGAAACTATTCACAGCAATAGCTATACATATATCTTGCAGAACGTTCATCCTGACGCCACAAAGTTCTTCGACTCTATTTTGGACGACAAGGAGATTGTCAAGAGGGCGCAGTTTATCTCCAATAAATATGATGCTCTCCTCAATACTAAGAGCAACGATCCAAGGCAGCAAATCTTTGATGCGCTTCTTTCAACCCAGATCACCGAAGGGGTAACTTTTTATGTTTCATTCGCTTGCTCGTTTTACTTTGGGTATCGCGGAAAGATGGAGGGGAATGCTAAAATTATTAATTTAATTTCGCGTGATGAAAATCTTCACGTTGCGATTACTCAGAATATCATAAAGATTCTCCGTGATCAACCAAAGGAAGGCTTCCAAGACATCTTTAAGAAGAATGAAGATCGTATCTACGAGGCTTATCGCATGGCCGTAGATGCAGAAAAGGATTGGGCTGATTACCTTTTCTCAAAGGGCAGTTTGATTGGCCTTACGGCTGATTCACTCAAACATTATGTCGAATGGCTTGCTGATAACCGTCTTACTTCTATGGGATACAAGAAGCTATATAATGCAAAAGGCAATCCTATTGCTGGATGGTTGGACAGCTTCTATGACAGCAAGAAGATTCAAGTTGCCCCACAAGAGACAGAAATCTCTTCTTATGTAAAAGGGGTAGATAGTAAGATCGACGAATCAGTATTTGATATTAAATTCTAATTACTCAAGGGACAGTATAGAACCTCTAGAGTCGAGCCATTCCGTTTGATCGCGGAATATCTCGGCTCTTTCGTTTGGTCTAATAATAGAAATCTCATTACCTTCTGCGTCTAATATATGTAGATTATGAGATGAACCTCTGTTTACAATTACAATAGAGTTGCCTTCAGCGACATCTGCTGGCAGAACGATAGAAGAGTCTGTTCTTGGAGTAATCAAATTAATAGAATTTAATTTATCTTCTGGGATTTCGTATTCAGACTCTACTCGCTTCGCCTTTCCTCCACTACCTATTATTGTTGTGCCATTATATGTGAATATGACTCCAATTGTCGCAGTCTCTGCCCCGATACTTGTCCAATTTACATTTGAACCTAAAGTATCTATTTGATAATTAGCGCCATTTACAAGAGAATTTGTATGGATATTAAATGAATCTTTGTCTTCATTTTTGCCACCGTCTACTTCAAATCTATTTGCGATTGGATTAATTCTTTCAGCAGGTTCTATTTCAAGATATCCACTTACAACATTTGAAATATCACCGGGGCCAAAATCATCCCAAGGTCTAAATCTAAAATAGAGCCATTTGCCAGTTTCTAATCCGTCACCAAGTTTAATTGTATTTAAATATGCCCTAGTTTGGTTCAGATTAACATAATTAAATAAATTAGTATGATCTACGATATCAGCTTCAAATACTCTTCTTACTTGTGCGTTGCTGCCATTTATAGCAGTTCCATTGTATTCAAATTCCGTACCAATTATAGGAGTTTGAGATGAACAGCCAATAGCTTTCCAATTTACATTTGAACCAGTATTCGTAATCTCGTACCAATTTCCATTCGCCATACCAGTATGATCAATAATTTCTGGATAACCTTGTCCAGTATATACATCGACGCTATAAACATCTTTATTTGATGTAGTATTATAGCAGTTAAATACAATTTGGCCTTTTGAAACATCTTCTGGTAAAACCGTAAATGAAATGCCAGAAAATCCCGTTGTATTTGCAGTGGTTATAGTTTCTAGGTTTGCGATACCAAGTGGATTTCCTTTTGTAGACGGAACTTTTCTGCCTTCTCCGCTTCCATAAGCAGTAAAGTGTTCTAAGCCCCAATCTTCAACCGAAATAGCCTTATCTACTTTATCATTATAGTATTTAATTAAATCTTCATAAGCATAAACATATGCTTCGTAATCAGCTTCTCCAGTACCTTTGTAGTTGATCCCTACTCCAGCACGTTGCGCTGTAGAAGCAATTCCAGTTCCGTTATAACCAGTTGCAGTTAAGAAGGCTCCAGAAATATCTCTGAAAGTCAAAGGAACGGAATCGTCTTCACTTCTAATTAACTCTCCATTTGATCCTCTAACTCCAGATCCAGATATCGTTCCAGTAGTGGTGTTATCTTCTGGATTCCATAATGCTATTCCAGTAAATGTGCTGTGACCATAATAACCAGATAAAACATAGTATGGAGAGTTTTGATAAGAGTCGATTACTTGAATTTTATTATAATATGGATATTGATTATGGGCATAGAATGTGCCTGTTTTAGTTAAGTTAGTATTGTCTTGGACTATTACTCTTAAACCAAGCGATCTTGAATATTCTACGTTCTTTGCAGATTCAGTTTCTCTGCTAAACAACTCTCCATTCATTTGTTTTGTTACCGTATAAGATAAACCTTGATAATTTTTTTCTTCTTTTAGTATTTGCCCAGCATTATCTAATATTTGAACTGTAACTTTTTGAGGAAGATCAATGAATGGATTTTCTAAAATCTGTTCCTTTGTTGACATGATTCCACCAGTAGGATCAATATATTTCCATCTAAAGGTAACATCCGCAGATGTAAAGTTACCAACTCCTGCTCCAGCATAAAGCCCTCCTCCTAAATGAGCAATTTGATAATTAATTGAATTTTTATCAGCGGTGTCAATCGTGAATCCGCTTGGTATTGTTGAAGTTATAGTGTAACCTCCTTGACCAGTTAAAGTTGCGCTTGGTAATATAATTGCACCAGTTTGAGCGGCATCGGTTGATAATAATTTATATAAAACTCCTTGAGAATAAACGTCAAAATCATATTGACCATAAGCGCCACTTATTGGAACAGTTAATGTGGTTGTCCCAGAAGCTACTGTGTAAGCATCAGTTATAGAATCATATTCATCTCCAAGAGTAGAATAATCTGGTCTACTGACATAAACTTTATATCCCGTAATTGGGCTATTAGTTCCAGACCAAACAATATGAACGCCAGTTCCTCCGTATCCACTTACACTAACTATTCCAGATGGAGGATTTGGTTTTACCACTACATCATATGGCCCTTGAACATAATAACTAGGCGAAGTATCCATCATGTCTTTTTCGATGAATTCTTCTTTGTCGCGCAAATATTCTATCCCCACAACAGAATATTGATTAGCTTCTTCTTCTTTTGTGGCAATAGTTTTATAAAGCTTTGGCTCTATTCCAGAGCCACTTAAAACATAAAGAGAACCCTCTGATATTAAATCAAGATTTTTAGGGGTTGTGTCTACAGTTAAATCATAAAATCCTTTTTCATATCCAGTTCCGTATATTAAACCGCTATAACCAATTCCATTTTCTTGAGCAAGTAATCTTAAATCACTTTGACCTAAATTTCCTGCCCCAATATAAACGTTTAAACCAAGAGCGTTAAAAGCATTGGATACATGAGTTGATGTTAAACTTGTACTTGTATATACTTTTTCAGATCCATAAAATCCTTTTGGCATTCCAACTGTATAATATCCTAAAGAATTGCCCTTTGACCATTTTGATTGCGCAGCGTTACCATCAATGAAATCAGTAGTAAATACTAAAGCTGATTTTGTGTGAGCTTTTGTGCAAATATAAGTTTCCGAATTATATTTAATAATATTCCCAACTGCATATTCTCTACCAGATTGCCACTCTTCGTAATTTGATTCGGCGCGATTACCAAAGTCAGCTTGAACAAATGTGTAGTATGGCCTTAATCTTGTAAAGGCAAGAAGATCTCTATAAGTAAATACTAAACTTCCAGTATCATTTGAAGTTTTAGATGCACGCTCAAGTATTCTATAATTACTGTTATTGGCACTTGTATCATTTTTTATTAAAGCAGCTAAGTAACTACCAGCAGTGCTACTATCTGCACCTAATTTATAAATTTCTGTTGCTCCATAAGAAGCGAAAACGGATGGAACTGATGTATTCCAAGCGATTGGACTTCCATTAGATACTATTACAACCACTTCCCCATTGTTTCTTCCTGTTATAAACGATTCTATATCCGCTAAGGATGCGCTAGTTGAACTTTGGGCAACGAAAGCTCCACCAGAACTTAAAGCGATAGCGGTTAAGTTTGCTGCTGTAGACCCTCTTTGACTTCCATCTACATTAACTATACCATTTGATCCAGAAATATAACAAGTCCAATTGGGTTGAGATCCGATTATTTGACCAGTTCCATCAATACCAGAGAAATTAATATCAATTTCTAAATCTGATAAAACTCCAGATACATTAGAGAATGTTAATGAATCCCATTTAGGATTGCCGGTTGCTACAGTATGTTCTGGGAAATAGTAAACCTCTCCAGTCAAAATAGTTTGACCAGTATATGATGCTCCAGATATTTTACCCTCTACTGGATAAACGTCAGTTACTACTGACTGTAATAGAAAATCACCTGTAAGCGTTAATGTGGCTCCATAAGAATTGTCAACAACAGTATGTAAATTAAATTTTCGTGTTTGTCTTTGCCTTCTAGCTCTAATTTGCTCAAGCGTCCCAGTAAATCCTCCATCACTTCCAGTTAATGAATTTAAATCCGAAACAGAGAAGTTACCCGAAGGAACATGTATATATATACCAGAAGCTAAATCTGGATGAAATTCTCCATCAATTTTAATTGTTTTGGCATTTTCATCTACTTCAAGTATTCTTCCAAACGATCTTCCTACATTTCTTACTTCGTCACTTACTCCAAAAATGTCTCCTGGTTGTAGATATGCGCCCTCTAACCCTGCCGTAAATGTAACAGTGTCAGATTCAAACATCGAACTACATAAAATATATCTACCAATTCTTCTTGCTTCTGATCGTGAAGTGCAGCCAGCAGCATTAACTTTAAATGGATTTAAGCCAAAATTTCTTATTCCATCGACATCTTCAACAAATTCAACTTTAGTTTTAAAGTCATCGTACTTGTCGTTATAAGTTATTTCTACACTTGTATATCTTTTATTTTTAGCTGTTTCTGTATATACAAATGCTCCATCTTTAACATTAACATTGGCGAAATAAATGATTGGATCTTTTTTCTTATCGGCAAAGAATGAAAAACCTTCGGTATTCCAATATATAATTCCTTTAAATATTGCCGCAACATCTTTAAGGATATTATATGCTTCGTCTTTGTTATAATAAATAATATTGCATGTATATCTTGGCTCAAGACCACCCTTGCCATCAGGAACGCCTCTGAATCTACCATCATCATCTACGGCATCACAATATCTACCAATATCATATAAAGTCCATTTATCTATTGAGCTATTGTCGATATAATTACCAAGACCATAATTATAATCAGTAATAATATCATATAAAATCCAAGCTGGATTATCTGTCCACGCTAATTTAAATGTGCCATCCCAATCTCCGTAATAAATTTTATTGCTATCGTAAAAGTTTCTGTCACAAAACTGTTGTAATTTAATATCAGAATCACTAGCGAGATTAAATTTTGCACCTCCAGTATCTTCAGCTAATTCTCTCAAAGTTCTGGTGCCAGAATAATCTGGATCTGCATGAAAATAATAAAATTGAATTCCAGCTTCTCTTGCTCTGTTTAAAGAAATTTGATAAGTTTCTGGCGTCATCACCTCTGGAACATGACCAGAAAAATATATAACCTTTCTAACAGTATTGACCCAAAGTTTTTCTGTTACAGTCTCTTCTCCAGTTTTACCAACTTCATCTGTTATGCTAAACTGAGTCTTTCTAAAAAAGAAATTAGCGATACTCGTTTCAGATGGATCAACTGTAGGCGATAAAGGAGACACTGCTAGTGCATCATCAAGTAATTTAATTAAATTTGTTTGATTTGCTCCAGTAGAATCTGGAGTCTCCATTTCAGAAAAGCTACTTGAACCATAATATGTAAAATTATTTATGGTCTCTTTTGTTGATTCATTGACGACAAAATTAGTATTGTTTGCTGCTGTTTGCCATATAGAAAATCTTACATTAGTATAGCCAGAAACAAGTTTAAAAATAAATTCTTTTAAATTTCTCCTTAACAACTTTCTACTACGCTCATTCATGTTTTGATCAACCATGAATATGACATCAAGAGTATTTGGATTTGCGGGATAATCTGGATTCGCGAAAACATATCTTCTATCTAAGCCATTGCCGCCAAGTGGGAAATAGTTAGAAGGTACCTTAACCTTCTTCATTTTAACGTCGTACTGTCTTTCTGGAATGCTGCTAAATGTTCTAGAATCAAATTTTAATCCAACATGCGCCGTCAATGGATAGGAAAAGTTTCTGTCTACAACTTCATATATACCATCTAATGAAACATCTTTTTTTACCAAAGGAGAAATAGTTTCTGGACTTCTCTTTTCTATGGTAATATATCTATCTCTACCATTTTCTGAATCTGGAAGAACAAGTTCATTCGATGTAATTAGCCCAGCTTGGCTAACAATATTTGTATCAATTGTATCGCCTTCTATATTATCGCCGTTTGGAGTCATTATATTATAATAAATTTTAACCTGTTATTGTAAATGTCCTTGTGTACCAAAATTTTTCCTTTGGATCACTTGGAGTTGAACTAGCAGACAATCTTACTGGAGCGTTATCTGGAGACGCAGCATCTATATAAACATAGTGTGTGCCAATACTTAAATTTTGAGTTACTTCAGCTGGGATAACAAAAGAAAACTGTCCAACACCATTTATTGAAATTTCAGATCCAGTTGCATAAACTTGATATGGGATTAGATTTTTATCTACATTTTGTAAACCCATATCAATCTGAGCGACAACCGTTATTGCTGGCTTAGTAATATGAAAACCTCCTCCACTTAATATGTAAGTAGCCGTCCCACTTAATGTTATAGTTCCGCCTCTTGCGCAACTTGAATTAGATATTACATTGAATACGGCAGTCGCTCCATCTCCAACGACACCAGGGCTATAAATAATTCTTTCTGGAGCGGATGGAAAATAATCCTTCTTCTCGCGCTTTCTTAAATTATATATAATCGGCAACACCGCAGAATAATTTCTAGGGTTAATTTTGGAAGCCATAAGCTCTTCATATGTTTTTTGTAGTGGCATATTAAACCTCTTGTGCTTTGGTTATAAGATCGGCTAAAACTGTATCTCCAGATACTCCTACTAATCTTGCGCCTCTTCCTCCGCTTACTACTGAATTTGTATTGAATATGGTTCCAGCTGTCGAAGAAGCAGAGCCAACATAAGATGTTGAATTGAATTGTCCAAGCGGTTCTCCAAGCATACAGGCATATGGGCTTGTAACTGTTCCAAATACAGAGTATTCTTTTACAATTACTTTGTTGCTACCTTCAACTCCACATGTTACAGATATTCTTAAGTCTGTTGATCTATTCATTCCCATTGAACCGGCCTGACCTTTACCAGAACCTTGATCAACTGTATCGAATAAAGATTCAATAATTAAACTTAATCTAATTTTCTTCACATCTTTATTTTTTATGTGATGAACGTAAACAAATGGATCTTTTGCCTCTGTGGGCCAACCAGTTGCCCAACTTGTAAAATTTTCTTGACCTATAATTGAACCCTTTGGTCTTCCTGTTTGTTTTTCTACTCCATCAGAATATCTTAGTCTTATATCATTATCAGTTGTTATTGGCCCTAGTAGTTTAAAACTAGCTGGTCTCCATATGTAAACATTTTTAAAGTTCTCCAAAGGCTTTTGATTTTCAGTTCCAAGATTTATTTCCATTACTACGCTTCTAAAATTATATTTCCCATCATAATTCATAACAGGAACTTTATTTAAATAAATTCCCTTTAACATATCAAGACCATAAACTTTTTTGCCAAATTGATCAACTAATCCATAAATTGGCCCTTCGCAAAGTAAATCAACAGATTCTGAAATAGAAATAGACTTCAATAAGCTTTGGCTATCTGGAGCGACTAAAGCTGGAACTGGCGCTTTGTCTCCACCGCCCTTGCCTTTATAAAATCTATATGGATTTAAAATTTTCATTAGGCAGTTTGAACTTTTTGAGAAAGAACTGGTTCACCAATTCCTTTAAATGTAGTTGACGTAGATAGGAATTGGACATTTATTTTCACAGGAGCAGAATACAGTGTTTGTTTATTATTTATATTAACTTTACATCTGTATCTAGCTTTATAAGAAGAATATCCACTTGATTTTGCCCCACTCAACTCTGGACGTTCTGCAATAAATCTCACAATTCGATTTGTCTGTGATGATTTTTCTTCGGAATATGTTATAAAATCTTCGACTACTTTACCTGTTCCAGTAGCTGATGTAGAATTTTTGACAAATACAGATTGAGTGTTATTTATTGGTGATCCAATTGAAGTCCAATTAGTTGAATCTAACGAATGTATTTTATATTCTTCGCCAGCAATCATTGATGACGCATCTAATACTCTTTTGCCTATATCTGAAAACTTTTGATTTTTGGGGGTGCTTGGATCAGGAAATCCGTGGAATAATTTTTCTTTTGGAACAGACTGCCAATCAGAAAAAACATTATCTCTATTTGTGTCGTATCTATAATAGATGCTGATTCCTTCGCTACCTCTTAAATCTTGAACTCTAGCTAACAAACGATGATAACCCGCTGTTAAATATAATGTTGTCGTTGAAGAATTTAAAGCCGCAATTTCTGCATTAGATGGTTTTTGAACCCAAGGAAGATTTGCAAAACCAGAAAACATTCCATGCCCACTATAATATGCACTCGCCAAAGTTGAATCTATGTATAAATCTGAAGCATCATCTGAATCAAGTTTAAATTCATATGCCCCTACTAACATTACTCTACCATTTCCAGTTCCTTGAGTTGAATTTTTATAGAATGTAGACCCAACTCTAGGAACTATAGCTGCACCATTTAAACCAGTGAATCCCAATCCGCTCCATTGACCAGTATCTCCAATTTTTATAATTTCATATAAGCCAGTAGCAGTTCCGATTTCGTATATATCTTTTACAAATGATTTACCGTCGCCACCAACTGTCGGGACATAGAAATATCCAATTAATTCCATACCATAATTATCAACGTTGGAATCAGAACCATTTAAGGATTGCTCGTTTAACGCGGTAACTTCGCCAATATAAGGCCCAGATTGATTTTTGTAAGCTGGATAATCGCTAAATAATGTATCCATCTGCTCTGTTGTAGTTGGACTCTCTACTCTACTCCAATACGCTGATTCAGCAACAGGTGCTCCACCAGCTAATTCTCCAGTTGTGGGCAGGTGACCGGAAACTGTTGCGGTACATTTGTATAAATACTCTAAATTTGGAGCTAAAAGCTTTCTCCAATAAGGAGAATTGATAGTTGAACCAGCGCCTGTTGGCAATTGTCCAGAAAAACCAGTACCTATAATTGATTGAAAATATGTATTGCTTTCTGATCCTGTGGGATAATTTACCAATTCCCCGCTAAAATAATTATATCCACTATCCCAGACGCCAAACTTTAAATTATAAAATTGTGTAGGTCCGAACTTAACCAAGTCTCCAACAGAATATTTTTGAAAATAACCAGTGTCGTTACTTTTTAAGTTTGCAAAGTCTGATTGTACTTTAAAATCTGGAGTATGGTATGATCTCATAATCAAACCAGATTTTACTGCATATGGGTTTTCTATAAAAACCTTCTTTCTTGAACTGTCATTGCTTAACTCCTCCCATTCGTAAGTAACATCTTCGTCAAAAGTAGTTAAATCTGGATTTGAAATAACCTCGTTATTTCTTTTGACAACAACTTCTACCGGATTGGAAATGACTTTTGATGCGCTGTTTGTAACTATATCTATATAAGAATTTAAAACATTGACGGAACAAAAAGTTACCGTGTCTTCCATATCAATAGCTTGATTCGTAGAGAATTTATCTACTACTGATCCCGCCGACTCAGCTTCGTTTTCTGCAATCAATTCAATATAATCATTAGTTGGCTTATCAACAGGAGTCATCAATTGTTTAATATCAGTATTTAAAGCGTAATGATCAACGCCAGCACTGATTTGAGAATAACCAATTTTTAATCTTCCATAGCCAACTGGGACCGCTTGACCTTGAGAAGTATTAGATGGCTTGTTGCCAAATAGATAAGATTTACCACCAGCTTGAACCTCTTGATTAAAGTCTGGTTTAGGTGGAGGGAAAAGCAATCCCATCACTCCTTGTAAAGCTATACCTACACCGAGGCTAAATAAAGCTGTGCCTAATGCAGAAAATGAACCAGCGCCAGCAGCGCCCATTACTGTTGTAGATCCAATTCCTCCAAGTACGCTACTCATTCCAGCACCTAAAAACCCTGCTGCTCCAGCAGTGGCGATTGTTAATGCTAATCCAACTGCAATTAAAGCTCCATTTTTCCCTGCACCCCAAACGATTGGTACAATATGAATTTCTTTTGGCGCTTTTTGGACTTCAATTTCTTTAGGATGTTGTATAACATTATCGTCAACAACTATTCTATAATGGACTCCTTGTATTGCCAATCTCTTTATTTCATCTAAAAATCCTTTTCTATTTGAATTGATTGCAAGAAAAGCCTCTTTGGGAGAATTTATATTAAATCTAAATTCTTCGCCAAATTTATTTCGCAATTCACCATATAAATATACATTAGTCATATTTTTTCTTTAATATATCTATATACTCTTTATTTACATGAGGCTTTTTTGGAAGTACTAGATTAAATTTTTTAGTTTCTTTGCTATAAATAACATAAGGTATGCAAGAGTTTTCGCAATTAAATATGTCAAATTTCGATTCAGCTTCGCCTGTTTTTGGATGAGTGTGGTAAATAGCGGCAAGTTTGCCACTTCTTATTTGTCTTAAAATTTCTAAAGGATGAATTTCAAATACATCATCTTTGTAAACAGCAACATTCTTTGCTGGTTCTGTTTTTAACTCATCTCCATCAACAAATACAAAACCACAAACTTCGTTATCAGATGTGTTAGCGTGATCAATTATAGATTGCATATTATGAGCTTATTGAATATTCTTCTGTACCAGGAAATCCTCCGAATGGCAAATAATCTTGATTGCCAAATCTTAGTTTGCACCCATCTATTGTTTTCGAACATTGGTCGCAGGCCCAATATTCTTTATTAAATGATGGGTGTTTCGCTCCAGTTGCAACGTGACTTTTAGTGCAAATATAAAATTTATACAGTGGAGTCCAATTTGGATTTTCATTTATATTCTTTTTGGCAACTTTGATATTGGCGTTTTCAATATAAACATATTCACCAACTTTATAAGTTGCTCCGTTTCTCCAAATACTGCGGTTTAAGCCATCGTTCAAAGCATCATTATTTAAACCCATCCAAGAAAATAACTGCAAAGAAGTATAAAATCTTTCCGAAGCGGACAATGAATTTTGTTCGCCTAAATCATAATAATATCTAGAAGATGGAATTGTTTGCCAAGATGGAGTAGTTAAAGATGGAACTTTGAATGATAAAGTTAAAGTTGGGGATGATGTAGAAGCATAATGTCTTATACATATTCTTTGATAGCCCGCCGATAATGGAACACTAGAAGTAGTTTCTGTTGAATATTTACTAGCGACCAAACTTCCATTAATAAATAATTCTGCTGCCCCATTCGAAGCTTCAATTTTAAATTCATATATACCAGCTTGATCAATATCTACTTTAAAATATCCAATATATTCATTCGCGCTATACGCAGTAGATGTTACGCTAGGAACAGAATCAATAGTTTCTACAGGAGTATTTGCCGCAGCTATAATACTTGTAAATTCAGAAGTATTTGTCGGTGCGCTTGATCCTGCATTTATATAATATCGCTTTATTAAGCCAGCCTTAAAATCCAAAGCTTTTCTAAGGCGCATATCATTTTCGTCAGCAACTGGCGGTCCCATATATCTGCATCCATTACCTCTGTAATGAAAAGAACAATATCTTGCCATTACTGTTCTTTTGGGGAAATTTACATTGTCCAATTCAAGTGGCGAAGCCAATTCAAATTCAACCAAAGCCCTACTTTCAGCGGATCTTCTTAGAATAAAAAATACTTGATCTTCTAATCCAGCAGCAGAGTCTGCTGAACCATAGGGGTTCTGATTATTAGAGAAATTCTGGTTATCCAGAAATTTAACAAAGGTTCTTTTTCTTACCACTTTAGCTCCAACTAAGTTACTGTATCGACGAATCAAGTTAGAAACGAAGAAGTCTTGATTGGAAATTGATAATTTCGGTCTTGGTAAAGTGCCATCTCCTTTACTTTCAAAACCTGAGCTTTGTATTGGAAATGGCAGATACTCAACGCCTTGCCAATAAATTGACCCTCCTATACCATTAGTGCCGCCATGAACATAGAGTTTATCATCAGGTTTATTAATGTAATCATAATAAATAACAAAAAACTCCAACAAAGCTGTTGGTTCTAGCGAAAAAAGCTCCGCATTAACTTTTTGATTAGAAGCCCTTGACATTTCCTTTTACCCTTAGATTATATTACACTCATGGCTTTAAAAAACAAGATAAAAGTAGACTCATTTATCGTTGATAAGGTAAGAGCCACCGATATAACTCAGATATTGAGGCTTGCTGTGTTGGCTCAATCGTCTTTTGGTATAACTGACAAATCTGCTCCAACAGTATTTTTATATGAAAATAGCAACTTGATACGCAGAAATATGGACTTTTCTTTTGTTTTTCGAAATAGGATTGGCAATGTGTTCGCAGCATTTATAATTGAGCCTCAAACAACTATTTCTGCTGAATTAAAATTGGTTCTTACAGATCCAGACGTTCTTCACACTAAACTTCTTTATGATGAAGTTTATAAAAGTTTAGATTCAACTGGATTTAAAATGTTTTTTGTTAAGGTATACAAGAAACGCAAGAAGATAGATGCTTATTTAAAATATTTAAAAATCTATGGGTTCAACGAAATCATAGAAGAAAATGACGATTTAGTGACGGTATGTCGCAAAAAGTCTTGACATTTTATTTTTCTCTGGTAGATTTCGGTAATGAAGTTTGAAAGGCTAATCCAACTCGCCAGAAATCTCATTATCTATGACGATATTGAGCTTCGCTGCCGACACTTTGCATTTATCCTAAATAAAAATAAAATCGTTTCGATTGGCAAAAACTCCAAGAAATCCCACCCAATCAATCAAAAGTATGGTTACTTTGATGGCAGCGGACTTCACGCAGAGGCTTGTGCGGTAATTAAATCTGGTAAAATTGATCACACCAAACACACGTTGGTTACATTTCGTATTGACAGAAATGATAAAGTTGCTATGGGTAAGCCATGCAAATACTGCGAAAAGCTGTTGAAAGATGTAGCTTTCAAAGAAATATTCTATTCAAATGAGCGAGGCGAATTCGAAAAATCCAAATAGATTAGATGATGGTTTCGGTAATATCTGGTACAAATGCAATCTCAATGAAGATTGTGGCTTGCACATTGTACGACCCGGCAAATCCCAATGCTGGTGCGACTCTATCGAAAAACTCTACCATGAATTTGATCTTGAGCGTTTTGGTTGGGCTGGCGATGGCTGGTATTTCTGGAATGATAATAGAAACATTTGTTATGGACCATACTCAAGCGAAGAAAACGCAAAGCGCCAATTTCTTAAATATTTAAAATTACTAGACAATGAACATTCTGATAATCGAAGCGACCAGTAAACGAAAACCTCTTGCGGAAGACTACAGTGACACATCGATTGTTCACTGTCGCAATAGCCTTATTTTGAAGAAGGCTTTGGGAGCAGACCTTCTTGATGGTGAATACTTCTTGCCAGAAGTGCTGAAGAAACAGTATGATGTTATTATCTGCTGTTATGCTTCGCCCTATATGCCTCATGTTCCTTACCGTCAAGTTTTAGAGAAGAACCCAAAGGCTCGTTACATCTGGTTGGTAAACGATCATGACGTTGAGGATAATCAGCTTTTGCGCTGGGGCATTCAGAACATGGGGTTGAGTTATGATATGATCTGCAATAACCCCAGAGAAGGTTATCGTCATTGGATCTTAAACAAGAATATTGCTGGTAAAAAACTTAATGATTTTATTAACAAGTGGCTTACTGTTAATTTAAATTCATTAATTATGGACGACACTAGAACGCCAGTTGACATTTCAAATAAGAATGGCGTTATCTATTATGGTACTTATCGCAAATGGCGCGCCGATTCATTCCAAAAGTTTTTGACTGAAGGGGTATTTCTTTCTGCCTCCAATAAGAACTGGAAGAAGTTCGAAGCTCTTGGTTGCAAATGTAACTACATACCTAAACTTGAGTGGCAAAAAAACAACGAGGATTTGCGTAAGTTTAAATATTCAATTTATATCGAAGACGAGCATACTCACACTCACTACGCTTTTCTTGCTAACCGCTTCTACGAATCTCTCATGTCTGATGTTGTGATGTTGTTTGATGCCGACTGCTCTAATACTATCAAGCAGTGTGGTTATGTTATTCCAGAATGCCTTATCATGGATAACGATAAACTTAAAAATGGCGTAGTTAATTATGCGAACTCTCTTGCTTTCCAAACTAATTTGATGTATCAACAGACATTCTTCTCTCAAGCAATGGACGAAAAGACTACCGCAATCAATCAAATAAAAGAATTCATCAAATGAAATTTATAGCCCGATTTATTATCCCAAACGTATCTGCCCAAAAGACGGGTATTGATAATACTAAAACCTACGTTTCTGACATTGGAAGTCATAAGGCTTTGCGTAATTTTGTCGTAATAACTTCTTTTGATTTAGAAAGGCCGATTCTAATGGAAGTGTCAGAGTTTGAGTATCTTGAAGATAGAATTGTATTTCGTGGTTGGTTGAATTATAATTATACAGGCGAATCTTATTTATGCAAAGGCGCAGTTGAATTAAGATCAATTCTATGAAATATTACAAACCACTATGCACATTTGAAGTAATTGCTGATAATTATTATTATAGAGCAAAATCTCAAAAAGTTTTTCTTTATAAAGATCAAACATTTAGTGTTTGGAACAAGCAAAAAGATATGTTTGATTCTGAGTGCGAACATTGGGCTACTTATGATGGCTGGCTTCTTAAAATAGAACGTCATCATTTAGCGCATCTTGAGGAGGTTAATAGTTTATGATGACCGTCAAAGAACAAGAAGATAAAGTTTTCGAGGAGATTACGAAAGTAAAATCCGAAATGGAAATTATTGTCGGTTTTAAAGTAACGAAAACTAATTTCAAAAAGGCCATCATTGAAATGACAAAGAGGGCGGCAAATAAAGGCGATGTTCTGTCTCAGCTATCTCCAGAGTCTCAAGAGAAGATTCAAAACTTCTTTTCTGTCTGTCAGCAATTTCTTGGCGAAGTTATTTGGCAAAATATAACTGATAAAAATATTAAGATTTATATCTCGTATAAGGATAAGCCTTTAACTTCATGGAATATTCCAATAGATGTGTTCTGTGGCAAACAAGAGGCGTATGATTTATCTCTTGCTATGATGGCAAAGAGTTTAACAGATTGCTTCTGGGCTTATTTTATATCGCCTGATCTTAGACAGGCTGTAATGCAAGGAGACGAAACGGCAGTTAAAGCTATTTATCAATCTTTTAGCCGACCATCTATGGCGTCTGCCTTGAATAACCTTATAATGCTAAAAGAAAATTTTCCTGATTTTTATGAACACATTACCACCAAACTCGACATTATGACTGTTGAGAATATGGAGGAATTTATTAATAATAAAAATGAGCCTAGAAAAAGCAATAAAGCACGGCAAGGAAAAAAGAAAACCCTATCAAGGATCAAAAAGGTTTGATCGGACTTGCAGGAATCATGGTTCTTGCAAGTATTGCGAAAACAATAGATTATATTGTGATAAAAAAAGAAAGCGTTCTGCTGACGAACAGTTGGATGAATATTACGATGAACAATAATGCCTCACCTTAACGCAAACATACCTGTATTTCCAGCTTATTTAAAAAGCGACTTCCTTTATAACAACGAGAACAAGAAAACGGAATATGTTCTTTGTGAGGTCTTTGGAGTCACCAGCTTAACTAGAAGATGTTTGACGTTTCAAATCATGACTGAGTATGGTTCGCGTCATGATCGCGTTCCAATTCATTATCTAGTTAATGAACCTCAACACTCTAATCTGCCATTAGATTGGTTGCAGCTTTGGGATTGCTTCTCTTATGACATTTCAGTTACCCGATGGGAGTATCACAAGAATGCAAGAGTTAATGTTCAGCTAAAGAACCATGAGTGGGTTGAAGGTAAATATCTTTTCACTATTGATTGGCATGATAATCCAGATGCTGCTTATGGATATTCTGAAATGGCTGGAGGTCATAAGTGTGGACACGTTATTTGGGGACTGAAAGATAAAGACGGTAAGCCTGTAAATCAATTGTTTTTGCAACCCAATAATAGAGTCACATGGAAAGATGGCGGCGCTTTTATCTCCAAGAAGCTCGAAAAGCCAGATTGGCAAGTTTTTACGCAAGAATTTACTTGTGAGGGAGAAGGCAAATGGATTGCCGGTGACAACTGGGATTACTTTTATCAATTTAAAAAAGAATAAAGTGTAATATCCTTTAGTGAATCTCGGTAAAATATTGCTATTTTTATTCTGCACTACCAATGTGTTTGGTAGTGATATGGTTCATTCTTTTAAATCGCCAGCTTTTAATGGAGTAAACTTTTCTGGTCACGTTATCACGATTGAAAACTTAGCTAGAACTAGAAAACAATCAATAAAAGATGTCACTAAGTCTGAACTTGAGCAGCAAAAAATATTAGCCCAAAATACGCCATTAAATAATTTTATAAATAACTTACAGGCAAGAATTTATTCACAACTTGCCTCTCAAGTTACAGATCAAATTTTTAATGCTGGAGGCGCCAATTTTGGCATCATTAATTTACAAGGAGGAGCAACCGTTACATGGCAAAAAAACGGAGATATGGTTACTCTTTTCATTGTTGACCCCGCCACAGGAAACACAACTCAAATACAAGTTCCTGTTGGCGTCTTAGCCCCGACTCCTTAATGAGATGGCTGGCAAGCCTCTTATTGCTTAGTTTAGTTGGATGTGCGTCTCTCCCAGAGAGACCATCTATCATAACATTGCCTAAGTTACAAAATTCTCCTCTTGAGCAGCAGCTTAAAAGTTTACCTGAGCCAGATAATCCTAGAATGACAATCGCAGTTTATGCGTTTGCCGATAAAACTGGACAGCGTAAAACAGTTGATGCTTACGCCTCTTTCTCATCAGCAGTAACTCAAGGCGCAGAAAGTTGGTTAATAGATGCTTTGCGGATTGCAGGAGATGGCAAATGGTTTCAAGTTTTGGAACGCTCTAATCTAGATAATGTTATAAGAGAGCGCCAACTTATAAATCAAACCAGAGAATCTTTCCAAGGTAAAGACGCGGAAAAACTTATGCCGATGTTATTTGCGGGTATAATTGCAGAAGGAGGAATAATTGGTTACGATACTAATATCTTAACTGGTGGTGCCGGTGCGAGTCTTCTTGGTATATCTGGTAGCACTCAATATCGCAAAGATGTTGTAACTGTTTCATTACGCTTCGTCAGCGTTCAAACTGGCGAAATCATTCTGAGCGTTGCAGTTACAAAAACAATTTCCAGTGTGGCAGCTTCGGGCAACTTGTTTAAATTCTACGAACATGGAGTAACACCAGCAGAATCAGAGCTTGGTTTCACTGCAAACGAACCCAATACTATTGCGGTTAGAAGTGCGATAGAACAAGCAGTAATAGAAATCATTAAACAAGGCCAAGAGTGTAAACTTTGGAAAATAAAACCTCAACCCCAAAACAATGAAAAATAAACTGATCGCGTTATTCGTAACGTTGGTTTCCCTCGCTTTCGGGCAGAACCAGCTTTACGTTAATCAGATTACAACCTCGGGAAATACAACCTTTGTACAGGTTGGATCTCTCAATAAAGTAGGTTCGTCTCAAACACCCAGTAATATCACTGGAGATAATATCCTTTTCGAAATGAGACAAATGGGAAATAACAATACAACTGATTTCTCAATTATCGATGCCAATAACTTAAAGTTAGTTTCAGTATTTAACGGCAATACAAATACTCAAAAAATCTTTATGAGCGGCGCAAATAACAATATGAATCTATTGTTTAACGGAAACAATAACTCATTCCTGCTTAATAAAGATGTGACTGTTGACCACACATCCGATACAGATACATCAAAAGCTACTGTTAGTTACAGCGACTTCAAGTTCAATGTAACTGGCAGTTCAAACGTATTTAAATTCGGTATTGAGAACGGCAAATATAATTATATTGATTATGAAGTAACTGGTAGCTCAAACACCATTAAATCTACCCAAATTGGTTTGGTTGCCGGTGGCTCGACAGCTAAGGACGGTCACGAACAAACTGTTACGATAACAGGTGGTTCTAATGATTTGACTATTTATCAAGCTGGCTTGGAGAAACAGCTTTTTAATTATAATTTAACTGGTAGCAACAATACAGTTCGCATTGTTCAAACTACAGCTTCTTACTCACCATTGATGACCCTCAATACAAATAACCAAAACGGTGTGGCTGGAGCGGCTCAAACAACAGCGACAATTGTTCCTCCGAGTAATTAATGAGAATAGCCGCTATATTTTTATTAGCGGCTTTATCTTGCTTCGCCTCTTCTGGTCAACTTACTGAAATAACTGGGCCAACACAAATAACAAGAAAAAGCGAAAAGATTGAAGGTAAAGTCAGCGTTGGCGTCGAAATGAACGACGTAATAGAAACATTGCGAGGTCGCGCTGGCATTACCTTTGAGGACAATACTAAAGTTCAGATCACGGAGTTTTCCAAGTTGAGGATAGACGAGTTTGTCTATGACCCTGCCAGTGGCAAAGGCAAACTAAATATGAAAGCAACATCTGGCACAGTTAGATATGCGTCAGGTCTAATAGCAAAGAATAGCAGAGAAAACATAAAAGTCCAAACTCCTACCGCAGTTGTTTCGGTTAGAGGTACAGACTTTTCAATGACAGTATCGGAGGACGGCAAAAGTTTAATTGTTCTTTTGCCGTCCATTCCGTTAGCGTCTGGTATCAAGCCCGTTGTTGGTTCTATTGAAGTTGAAAACGCTGCCGGTAAAGTCGTTATGACACAACCATATCAGGCAACCTTTGTCAACTCTAGTTTTAACGCTCCAACCGCTCCCGTCATTTTAAATTTTCAAGACGAATCGAAGATCAACAATATGATATTGCTTGAATCCCCCAAATCAGTAACTCAAGGCAGTAAAGTAACCAAAAAGGAAACAAAAGAAAAGACTGATGACGGAAAGAAAGACGACGAGCCAAATAAAAAGAAAGAAACTAAAACAGAGGTAGCTCAGGTAGAAAAGCCTAGTGAAGCTCCAGCGGAAACAGTTGTTGCACAAAACACGCAAACTGAAACACCAACCCAAGTTCCAGAAACTAAACTGGATATCAATGCAATCCAGCCGCAAGTTGTGCAAGCTGCGGCAGAAGAAGCTGTAGCTAAATCAACTCAGCCCACAACACCACCAGTTACAATAGCCCAACCTACGGCAACTTTAACAACAAACTTAGCTGTTAGCAAAGGATTTAAATCTAACGATGGCAAAACCGCCACACTTGAATTGCGAACAGAAAAAAGCGTAATAGTCTATACCGCTAGACTCAGCGACAACGTAAGCGTCAACGTCAACGGTGAACCTTATATATTAAATTTCGGAGAAAAATCAAAAGTAAACATTACTCAAAAATGAGCAAATATAAATTATATTCTTTCTTGTTTTCATTCGCAGTTCTGCTGGGACTTGTTGCACTGCGCGTGAACGACCCATTTTTTATTGAGACTGCTAGACTCAAAACTATTGATTACTATCAACGAACTCAACCAAAGCAAATAAGTGAAAATATTGTTGTGGTCGAGATAGATGAAAAGACTTTGGACAAAGAAGGTCAATGGCCCTTTCCCAGACAAACGATTGCAAAAGCAATCAAAAAGGCATTCGATAACCAAGCTCAACTTGTTGTGCTGCCAGTTATCTTCGCAGAGAAAGATAGATTCAATGGCGACGACGAATTAACAGAAGTGTTAAAAACTTACCCTGTAATCTTGAGTCAGTCTGCTGCAAATAAAGGAAAAGGTCAGCCAGTTCCAAGAGGAGTTGCTACAATAGGAGAGAATATAAATGATTGGTTATTTGAATACAATGCGGCGATTGGACCGACAAAACAATTAGGTGAAGCTGCGGCTGGCGTTGGAATGCTTTTAACCGCACCAGAAGTTGACGGTGTAGTTAGAAGATTACCGCTGATCGTTCAAATAAACAAAGAATTATATCCAACTATACCACTTGAGATGCTGCGCGTTTTGGCTGGCGATCCAAGCTACCAAGCTAGAATCAATGAAGCTGGAGTAGATGCAGTCAGGATACCCCAATTTAAAACAATAAAAACAGATGAGCATGGGCGCGTATGGATTAATTTTAAATACGAATTCCCATCCTTATCATTTGCTGATTCAGACTGGAGCAAGGTGAAAGATAAGGTTGTTATGCTTGCCCCTACCGCAGAGGGGTTATCAAACACTGTTGCGACCTCCGTAAATATAAGATATGGCTACGAAATACCCTTGTTTGTAGCTCAGATGGTAGCAGATGACGCTAGATTAGAAAGACCCAGCCAATTTAATTTATATGAACTTTTGTATGGATCATTAGCAGGATTAGCCGTAATACTAATGCTTATTAGCGGACCTTATTGGTTAGCTGGGATTTTTTACGCAGTATTGGTTGCGGCTCCAGTTAAATTCGGATTCATGTCATTTGCCAAAGGTCAATTATTCGACTACAGTTGGATAATTATTACGGTATCAGTGTTGTTTATGATCTCCGCTTTCTTGAGATTCATTAGCGAGTTCAAACAAAAACAATTAATTAAAAAACAATTCGGCACTTATCTTGCCCCAGCACTCGTAGAGAAGTTGCAGAAAAACCCAGGTTTGTTGCGTTTAGGTGGAGATGAACGCGAGCTTTCGATTATGTTCACTGATGTTCGCGGCTTCACCACAATCTCAGAACACTACGGCAAAAATGTCCAAGGATTGACAATGATAATGAATAGGTACATGACTGCAATGACCGAATCGATATTAAAAAATGACGGCACTTTAGACAAATACATTGGAGATGCACAAATGGCTTTCTGGAACGCTCCGCTTGACGACACTAATCACGCCAAAAATGCTGTAAAGACAGCATTAGAGATGCTCAAGCGTCTCGACTCTTTCAATGAAGAAATCTCAAAAGAAGGCGTGCCGCCATTCGGCATGGGACTCGGAATCAATACTGGGAGCGTTGTCGTTGGCAACATGGGTAGTACACAGCGTTTTGATTATACTTGCTTGGGCGATCATGTTAATCTCGCCTCTAGATTAGAAGGTCAATCTAAACCTTACGGAGTTAGAATTATAATCGGCCCCAGAACTGCCGAACATATTAAGAATGATTATCAAACACTTGAGTTGGATTTGATCGCGGTTAAAGGTAAAAAAGAAGGCGTTAAGATATTCACGGTCCTTGAAAACTCAATGGACGAAGATAAAATAAAACATATTTACAGAATGCACGATGGATTTCTTTGCGATTACCGCGCCCAGAAGTGGGATAATGCAATTACTTTGGCAGAAAGCCTTCAGAAGAACAACCCAGAACTGAAAAAATATTACAGTATGATGATTGAAAGAATTGCTGAACTTCGAGAAAAAGGCTTGACAAAAGATTGGGATGGGGTATATGTTGCCACATCGAAATAATGATTGAAGTTGAAATAACAAAAGAAATGGTTGAAGAAGCTATTCAAAGAGCTTCTGAAGTTCCTATGCTTAGGAATTCTGACACTCAAAATCACGGCACTAAAATAGCTGCGCTCAGTGACCTTATAGTACAAAAGACTTGGGGTGGTCGCATTGCATCTAATATGAGTTACGATTTTGATTGGATCTCGCCCAAATTATATTTATTTGAAATTAAATCCAAAGAACGTAACGTAGTTCCTCAACCTTGGCACAACTGCACGGTTAAAAAATACAACACTGATCAAAAGTGTGATTATTATTTATTTACCAGTATTTTTGGTGATTACAGCCGTGGGTGGATTTTAGGCTACATCAGTAAAGAAAACTTTTTTAATAAAGCCACTTTCTTCAAGAAAGATGAAGTTGATCCTGATCCCAGAGGGGATAAATATAAATTTCCATCCGACTGCTACAATCTTAAAATCGAACAACTTAACTGCAAATAAGTATGAAATTTGAAATTACTCAGGGTTGTACTGCATATGACTTTACTGTAGACGGAAAACGGTACAATGATCTTCCTTCGGAAGAAAAAGCGAAAATTATCGATCATGTTCTGGCAAAAGTAAAAGAGCAAATTCTTAATAATCATATGGCATTTGAAGGAATTATGGAGCATTTCCAATATGATTATCATGAAATTGGCCCTAAATGCGGTCAATGCGGAGACTCGGTAAGCAAAACGGTAATTAATATTTGAAAAAAATCTCTTGACCCCGTTCCATTTTGTGCCAGAGTAAGCACTATGCAACTCGCACTCTGCTGCATATCCAACGTTCTTGCCGAGCAAGGTCACAAGTTCCAGACTATGACCTTGACCCGTTTCTTGTCGCTGCCCCGTGCCGATGCCATTCGCATTCTCAGTGATCGCATCCTCAACAACTTTGTTGTTACCAATCGCATCATTCAGCACTGTGCCGACACTGGCATTGCTGGCTACCGTTTGTCGTCCACGCTTACTCCTGTCATCGACCATCCTGACGTTAATCTTCGTCTCGACCAATTGCCCAACTGGTCTGACCTTCGTGCCGCTCTCGACACCATCGCAGCTACCATCAAGCGCACTGGTGTTCGCATTTCCGCGCATCCTTCAGAGTTCATCACTCTTACCAGCACCGACGACGCCGCTATCACCAACAGCATTCGCGACCTCACTGCTCACGCTGACCTTTTCGACTTGCTCGACCTGCCACTCGACTACCGTTCACCACTCAACATTCATTGCCGTCAAGACGGCGACCCTGCTGTTATCTCTGCTCGTTTCCTTTCCAACTTCAATCGTTTGCCAGCCAATGTTCGCTCTCGTCTTGTGCTAGAGGTCAACGACAACGTTGACGGCACTTGGTCCGTGTCCAACTTGCATAAGTATTTCTTTGTTCCTGCTGGCATTCCCATCACCTACGATTCTCTGCACCGTCAGTTCTGCAACCACGGCAACGACGACGCCGCAGACTTTCACCTCGCTTACTCCACTTGGCCCACAATTCCTTTGTTTCATTACTCAGAAGGTATTGACAATACCCGCAAACACGCTATGATGCCTCTCAATTCACCCAACAACTATGGCAAGCCCGTGTTCTTCGACGTAGAACTCAAGGGCAAAGACCATGCAATTTATCACATCCTCAACAATGCAAACAAAAATCAATAAG